GACCTTCGTTTGGCTGAAAAATAATTTCACGCCCATCCACCAGTTGCTCAACAACATCTGGCAACTCTTGCAGATCCGTTTTATCGATAACAGCAGTCGTGTCTTGATTGAGTGCTTTGTCGACTTTCGTGATTTTTTCTTCGAGTTTTCTGGCATAGCGTCTTTTACTTTCTGCTTGCTTTGTTACTTTTGCTGCTCGTTTCTTTGCTTCAGTAAGTCTACGTTGTGTTTGCTTACGAGCTTTGACTGCAGAGGAATAGTTGTATCTTTGTTTGGGAGCGTTGGGATCTTTTTTTGGTCGACCACGCTTCGGTGCATCTGTCATTATGCTTCACGTTCATCTTTTCTCTGGTATCTTCCATACATTTTCTCTTGCCTACGCAATCTATCAAACAACCGTTTTCCTTCAGGATCTTTTGTAGGGTGTGCAGGTGGTGAGTTAGGAGGTATATCAGTATTTAATTCACGCATTGTATAATGCTCAGAGTCTTTTTTCTTTTTCTCTATGGAAGCGTCAAGCACTGTTCTAGGTCTTTGATACCTAGATGCTTGTGGATCATTTGAATACACTTTGTTTTTTGACATGCCCAACCTTTATGTTTTTAACTTTTTATCTTGGTTTCGTTGTCTTATTTCTTTACCTGTATAAGTAGTAATTGTATCTGGAGTAGTTTTTGAAGTTGACATACCTGATTTGCCTATTATTTCCACTCCCTTTTGATATTGAGGAATAACAGGCATGTACAGTTTACCAGTAAATTTTTTTGGGTTTCTTTGTCTTTTCTTTACATCATCGTATCGTTGTTTTGATACCATTTCTGCACCATCATCGTGAAATGTTTTACGTGTTTTTTGATATCTAGACTCTTGGGGGTCGTTTGCGTATACTTTAGCCATCGATAGTTACCCCTTTCTTGGGTGGAAGTAGCACAATGCCGTGTACAGCCTGTACATTCACGTTGGTTGTCTCTTGTTTACCCAGTCCGACCCTGTTTAAAAGCGATTCTGCAGCCCTGAAGCGTAGATCGTCTCCTCTTTCAGGCACTGGGTTGTCTATTGTTGTTACAAGGCGTGTTGCAGCCTTAAATGCGTTCATAGACAGCACGTTTTGTGTGCGTCTTATGATCTCATCTGCTAAACTATTGCGTAGCCACGTCACTGATCCCTTTGCATATCCTGCTTTTAGAGCTGCATCAGTTACATTGCCACCATTTTCAAAGAGATGTTCGAGAAATTCCTCTTGTTGAGGACTTATTTCACGTTCTTTGCTTCTTTGTTTTGGGAGTAAACTTGTCACAACGGTATGCTCGTGCTTGCATTTCAGGTCTATAGGTGTACAATTCCGATTGTATCTCGTAAACTCGTGCCAAACACTCATCATGAGTCATGTATGGGCCTCGTGTGTCAACTAATTCTTCACAATTCTTGTTTAAAGTAGGCTGACCCCACAAACAAACGAGTACAAATGCTTCAAACATATAGTTTTCCTGTTAAATTAGACAAAAAATCAAAGAAATAAAGCCAAATACACTAATTCTTCAGATAATACTTGGTTGCATGTGCTTTAGTTGACCTTTTGTTACTTTAATAATAGTAACTTAGCATAATTACGTCAAGAAAATAATTATTTTGTTGACAGAATAGGAATCAGTCAGTACAATCGGAGTAGAACCTCCGGGGAAATACACCATATACCCATTACGCTATCCCAAAGGGTTGCACCATAAGTTGTACAACTAACTAATTTACCAAAAAATATGGCGACATTGCATACAGGTACTGGTATACCCCCAGTGACCCTTCTATGCCCTATACAATATAAATATATTCTATAACATCAATGATAATGCCAAAGGCAAACCCTGAGCCAAACAAGTCAAAACAATAAAACTGTATTTAAAGAAACCTTTGCGAGTGCGTGCAAGGGTTTTTTTTAATTGTATTGACATTTTACCCCCTAGTGAACACGAGTTAATTATACAACTAATATTAAAAGGTGTTCTTTGATGGTAGTATTGCGAGTAATTAACCAAACGCCATTTAAAGCCATTACATAACAATAACAATCATTTACATATATATTGAAGCAAACAAATAAAAAACGCCCTAGAAACTAATCTAAGGCGTTTTCATGGAGGTATTTAAAAAGTATTAATTTAAATCTTCTAAAATGTAAATACCTTTTTTAATCTTTTCTTTAGTTGTTTTGGTATCTTCATTTAAATATAACTTTCTATATCTTGAAGTTGTATTTGAATAATCCCAAGCGTTTTTATCTAAATATATTTCATTGTTCTTTTTATCTTTTAAAACAATAATAGTTTGATAACTTTGAAATACTTCCAAGCCATTTTGCATTACGATCTTAAATTGATTTGCTATTGGTTTATTAGATCTTGGAGATAAGAAATTATTAACTTTGGCTATTCCTTTTAATTTCTTTTCTCTACTTGGCATGTTTTCATATACTAAAGTCATTGTTTATCTTCCCTTTCTATTTAGTACGATTGTTAAATATATATTAAAAGTAAGCACGAATTGTACAATCATAAATATTAATATATCACGATATCCAAAGAATTCATTAAGATCTAAAATCATAGTTCTTAATAAAACAATACAAATAGCTATTGAAGCTATTACTGAAATTGGAATTAAATTACTAAAATTATTTCGCATTATTGCACCTCGTCAAATAATTCAAGTTGACCATGCAAACCAAACGTTGAAGTTGGCTCAAATGATTGGTTAAAATGCACCCTATCCACATTTGAGTTAATAGGTTGCTTTTCAAATTCTACTTGATCGTTTTTATTTTCAAGTATCGTTATGTTTTGGTCTTTATGGCATATGATTTGAAACGTGAATTGTTTGCCGATACTTTTCTTAATACCGATAATTTCAATCATTGTGTATTTGTCCATAACTTTAAATTGAATAGTTACTTCATTACCGTTTACTTGTATGAGTTCTTTTTTGGAATAATCCCATAAAGTATTTATTAAATAAGTTCTTGTTTCCATCGTTGGAATTCCTTTCTTATTAAAAAAGGCTAGATTAATTTCTAACCTAGCCTAATTATAAATTTAATTTTTTATTTAAATCAAGTTATTTTTTTATATAACTTTTTTTCCTGATCGTAAGTAATTTGTTCATCAGAAATTAATCTTTGAAGCACTAGAGCCAAACTACTAATTGGAACGGCAGAACGCCTTGCAATAGATTTTAGACGTAAGCCACTTGAACTTTGACAAACTACAAACTTGACAAACTCAGGAATGACATTCTTGTTAGACATTACTTTATAATCTTGCCAAGATTGATCTAAAGTCTTTGACAAATCAAATATACGTTGACGACTTCTACTAAAACCGTGTTTGACTAAAGCATTACTTGACACTTCTTTTAAAGCATCAATATTATTTTCAATATTTAATTCATTCATTTTCATGATTTACCTTTCTATATTAATTTATTGAAATTATCTAAGTTTCTTGACATAAGAATATTCGTCATTCTTTCAGGAATAACAACAGTCTTATTACAATGATCACAACACACACCATCAGCAATTGGTTGTGCATTATTACCACCGTACCAATAATGTTTATTGCCGTCATTATCCAAACCAAGAAACTTTGGTTTAATAGTTTCAGCACAAATAACACAAACTTTAATTTGTGATTTATCTACATGATTATGTTTCATTAGTTTCTCCTAACTTAATAAAATTGAAAGTATGATGACTATAAAAATAATCATCAGTACTTTATAAATTGTAGCAATTAGATCAGTCAATTATGCAATCTCCAATTCTTTCCAAGCATCACATTCAATGACAGATCTTACTTCATCATTTCTTGTTCTTTGTACGCTTGGAACGTCAGCAGTAGATTTGCCTGACCTGATTTTGACCATTTGATTTTTATCATTTAAAACTTCAATGGTTTCATCAGTATGGGTTGCCCAATGTGTTAAGGCGTTATATCCTGCCCACATAGTTTTACCTAATTCAGGTGTTTCTTTCTCGAACCTATCCAATAAATAATTAAGCTTAGTTTCATTTACAGGGTTGGTTAAATTAAGTTCTGCTGATTTAGATTTCTTTTTACAAATAGTATTTTTAAGAATGATACCGAATTGATCTAAAGACATATCTTTGGCACGCCAATTTAACATAGTGTCTTTTTGATTATTCCAAAACTCTAAACCAATACTTGCCTTAGTCATAAGAGCAGTAGTAGATAAGTTCCTAGTATGTTTGGCTTGTTGGTGGTATGCTTTTTGACCACCAAAGACCAAAGTATTTCTGCATAGATCACGATACGCACCTGAAAAAACTTGAAAGCTCCAAGACATATCACAACTATTAAAGATATCTATTCTAGATAAAACCTTATCTTTATTATTGGATACTGTAGTTTCAAGATCATGAAAGAATATAGTTCTATGAGCTTGCAAACCACCTTTATAAAGCTGATCTTTTACCGTGATATTCTCAAGTGGTAAATCAGATTGACCAAGTATCTTAGCTTGTTCATGAAATAATTCATGGTGGGGAACTAGTTTGTATGTGCTAGAAACAGGGCGTGTTTCAAGAAGCTTATCCAAACTAGAATTATACAAACCAAAATATCCCTCTAATTTGCTAGGCGTGGTAATAACACCATAATCAGGATCATCATTTGGAACAGGAATAAGAGCATCCAATTCAACTTTTTTTATTTTTGAAAATGTTTCATAAAAACTAACATCAGTATAATCTTTATGAGTTTTAACTTCGCTATTGAAGTTATTAAAAGGTTTTTCAATATAGTTCATTTAAGTTTCCTTTCTTTATCTATTTAAATTGAACATATTTATTCTTCTAAACTATCTAGATTAAATAGCAAGAAGTTTCTTTTTATTTTCTATCTGTTTCTGTTTCTTCCTCAAAAACTCCATCGAAAATCCACCACCATCATAATATCTTTTGATGCAAGTTTCATCTTTGATTACATGAATAGGTTCATCGTTTGAAGCAATAGCTGACAATTTTTCGCCTGACAATTTATCGATATCTGCATAGATAACAGGCTTACCTTTGTTCATGTACAAATAAACATTACCAATCCAATGTTTGTCGATTGGCAACCAATGATGTGTATCTTCAAATCTTGACCAACTTGAATGATTTATTGTTCTTTTGTAATGAAAAAAATCCATTGTGTATGGATCATATTTTACTTCGTGACAAGCAAATTCAGGCATCATACCTTGTTTAAGTTTGGAACGAATACCGTTGACAAAAGCGTGGACATTCTTCTTGCCCTCTTTCTTCACTCTTTCGTTGCCTGACTTCCTGACGACAAACATGGCGTTGGTTACGAACAACTTATCGGTATGTTCAATAACCAATCCACTTTGGTAATCTTGTACAGAGAAGCACTTTTTGTGTAGATTGTAGTAAGCTCTTATTCTATCTGTGTTGGACATTTGACACCTCCTTAAATGTTAAGGTGCTATTCTTATCTAGACTAATCCAACCTGAACCAACCCAAACATCTTTATAAGTTTTCTTACCTAGTTTAGATTGAATTTGCATTGCTACTTTGATTTCTCTTTGAATATCTTGTCGTAGATCTTTTAACATAGACATTTTCTCCTTTTCTGTCTGTTCAGATAGAGTGTTACTAAACGTATGGATAACTGTCAAGCTTTTCTTGTTTCCATTTCTCCTCTAGATGAGTTAAGCCTATGTAAACTCTGTCTGCAACCTCATCTGTTTTTCTATGTGTTTTTAACCAATCTTTAAAATCATCGACACTCATCTCGAACCATCTGTCGTTTATAAAGTCGAACACTTTGTCATTCATTTGGTGTGACATGGTTTGTCTCCTTTTGGAATGACAATATTGACAAGATCTTTGATAGGTGTTGAAGCAGAGTTTTCAAGGTGTAGTCGCATAGATTCAAAATAAGAAAGTAATTGCTTTGACATTTCTAAAGTTTTCTTTTCGTTATCGACATCTTCATTAGGTTCTCCATCTTCCCATGACCTAATGTTCTCCTGACATAAATCTATGAGCAAACACAAACCCTCAGTAATCACGCCAACTTCAGATCTATTAAATCCTTCAACTGTGTCGATTGCATGAGTTAAGCTATCTATGTAGACACGAATACATTTGGACTTTGACAATGGTTGTCCATATTGATAACGTTTCCAATTTTCTCCCTCGACAAGGTATTGACCACGCCAACGCAGATTATATCTTCTTTTGTTGACATACTTCTTCATCATCTTGACCATCTTCAAGTTCTCAGGTGTGTTAGGTATATCAGTAAAGACATATCGATTAGAAGCAAATACCTTTTCTAGATAGTCTAACCTTTTCATCTTTTCATCTAGATACCCAACGTTGTGTTGATCATTTTCTAATTGGGCAACAAGCCTGACATTTTCTTTTTCTAATTCTCTTTGCTTAATCCTTAGATTAGTAATCTGTCTGTTCAGATCATCTTTAGAATATGCAACATGATTTCCATCATTATCATATTCCCAATCTTTGCCTAATTCCATATTAGATTTAAGTTCGGCATTTTCTTTTTTGAGTTCTTTAATCTCTTCAAGAAATCCCTCGTTTTCATTTCTTAGAAAAACACATTCATCTATTGCAGATTTGTTTTCCTCTACCTGTTCATGTAGATCATGAATTAATTTACTTACTTTCATTAGCTTTTCCTTTCAATATAAACTTAATGACTTCGTTAGTCCAACCATTCCCAAGTATCTTGTATCCCTGACTGTTACTTACAGATTTACAATAATCATCAGGTAACGTTTGTAACCTACAACATTCCCTTACAGTAAGTTTACGCCATTGTAAAGCACTATCTGTATAAGCATGTGGATAGCGACCAACAGGTAGTGGCGAAACTACTGCATCTTTGTCTACTGTAGATAGACACCTTGACTTATCGTTGTCGTAAACTTCAAGTGTCTGTACAAGTGGGATAGATTTGTCGTTATCCTTTCGTACTCCATCCTGATCAATACGTCTACCTTTTACCGAAGCAGACTTGCAAAGTATTTTGGGTTCACGATTGCCACCACCACAAGTATTCAATGTGGGCGACTTTCCCTCGACAGAATAGACACGCTTTAGTATGTCATGTCCATTCAGATCAGCTACACCAACTTGCTGACAACCATCCTTAAACACCAACTGTCTACGTGACTTCTCGAAGTAAGTTCGCAAGTTACCACCTTTCCAATAGTTAGCATCTAGACAGTATGACTTTTCTCTGTCTACGCAACCACACTCGATTATATCTTTGAGTTTTATTCCCTTGTCATTAGGTATATCAAATTCAAAATCAGTTATGTACATACGTACTCTATTCTGTGCAGACACAATAGATGAATTGATCATGTACATCTTTAACTTTGGGTTTATCTCTTGTAATGTGCTGACAATAATCTCTTGCCATTCTTTTTTCATCCTGACATTTTCAAACAACAATTTTAATTTTGGGTTACGTTTGTAATGATATTTGTATATCTTGACAAACTCAAAGAACAACTTCGATTGAGGGTGTTCAAAATTCAAACCTTTGCCTGCTACAGAAAATCCCTGACAAGGCGAACCACACAAAATAACATCTATCTTTGGAAACTTGTTCTCTTCCCAAAATCTCATTATGTTTGTTATATCTCCAATGTGGAGAATGTCATCATGATTATCTGTAGCTACCTTGATAGCAAACTTATCTATCTCAGAACTAAACCAATTCTTTACAGGTAATCCTAATTCTTTTACTGCTTGGCGACCTATCTCGCCACCACTACATAAATTAAGCCAATTCATTCATCAATCCCCTTATCATTTATTTCAGTTCTACAAACACTAGTACCTAACATATCAAACATAACACAACCATAATCATAACCTACCTTGTAATAATGATGTGTCTTAGTGTCATCTCTTTCGCCATGTAGCAAACCATCAGCTATACCATCTTTAATATTTTCAACAATCTTATGTTCTTTGATTGCTTTTTCTAATTGAATTAAGTTCATTGCATATTTCCTTTCATATAACTCAGGGTAACTTATACAACTAACTAAAAACATCTGTCAACAAAAAAAAGAGGAGTGACTTTTTACGGTCACTCCCCCATAGCATTAAGGAGAAAACATAGCTTTCAAAGCATCAGTTAATCGAAAGGAAAAAACTAACCGATGCTTTGCTTATGTTGTTTGACATTAACAGAGTACTTCTGACTTCGCTTATCTAGCATAACCATATTGTCTCTTAACCAATCAACACAAGCCTTTTTTGACTTAGCGACAAAACACGTAATCCATAATCTA